GCGCTCCTCTTCGTAGGCTAGCATTTCGCGCCACGCATCGGAAGATACTTCCGCGTCACGCAAGCTGCTGCATAGTCCCAACACTGCCACGCGCCGCGACTCGGGGAGGATGTCCAACCACGAGTTGATCGCATCCTCCCGCTGGCTAGAATCCAGCTTGAACTCCGGGTTCGTGACTAGTGCCGCCACGAACTCCATAGAAGGCAGGACGCGGGGGCGCACTATTTCTTCCCCGGTTTCTTCGTCAGTCTTAGAGACGTTCCGCATGTAGTCGGATATGACCTGCTGTCCCACAGGGTAGCCGCCTCTGCTCATCTTGGCAGCAAAATCCTCCTGGCTTTTAGCCCGGACGTTCTTACTGCCCATGATCCGGCGAAGCGCCCAACCGAACTCGTGATAAGTCTCCATCAGCGTCACCACCGTCATTAGCGGACCTCCTGTCCCTTGATCTTTTACTGACTGTAAACGTTAGATGCAAGTATACGCCGGATGTTCATGAGAATTCAACGTTATTCACGTAAACAATCAGTGAAAAGTATTGCGTGGTGCGTAAAGCACTGCTACTATCCACGTATTGGATCAGTGAATAACTGATTCACGACATGACAAAGCCCCCGCGCTGGGTCAACAGCCGAGGGCATGACCAGGAGGTTAGTTCCTGATGGAAGCAAGGATACCGCAACAGACCGGGGTACGGGAGGTGCCAGAGTCCTCACGGAAAAGGATGCTCCGCGGCATAGCTCTCTACCAGGCCAAGAGCGCCGAGTTCGTCGTGTACCTCTCGGGCGAAATCGGCGTGCCGTCGGGCAGCCGCGAGGATCACGTGCATCACGTCGATATCGAGTCCGGCGCGTGCTCTTGCGAGGATCATGCTTACCGCGGCGCTACCTGTGCCCACTACTACTCGGCCCTCGTCTTTCTGGCCCGGCGCAACTGTCGGGCCGACTCCCCTCGAAGGCGCTCTCGCTGCGAGAGGCTCGCTCCGAGTGGAAGGAGCGCCGCCTAATGCAGGAGATCACGGTCCACCACAAGGGCGACGTCTTCGTCCTGGTCCCCTACGAGCAGCGCCGGTATCTGGCCGGCGCCCTCGTTACCGAGACTGCCTACGAGCTCGTCACCGAAGACTACCTGCCGGTACGCGATGCCTACGGCCTGCGGGTGAACGTCGGCAACATCGAGTACCTGCGGCCCCGCTATCACCGGGCCGGAGGCCGCGCCTCCGAGGGCTGGGGAGCTCCCCAGCTCCGCTCGAAGGCCTGCGCCACGCCCGAGGAGGCGGCCATCAAGCTGCTCGGCTGGCTGGAGAGAAAAGCCAAGAAGAGCGAGAGGACGGTGGTCTGAGATGGGGTTGGGCGATCTACCGGCGCGCATCGAGCGCGCCTACGACGATGTGAAAGATCAGCGCCTGGCCATGCACCGGGCACTCGACATCATCCGCGAGATCGAGGCCGAGGCCAAGGCCGAGCACTCCGACGAGTGGGCCTCGGCCAAGAACTCGGAGGTACGCGCCGTGCTGCTTGACGAATGGTGCGGGGACGACGGTGATTACGACCAGGCCCGTGCCGATTACGACGAGGCCAAGATCCAGTTTCGGCTCGCCACGCTAGAGATCGAGCGAGTCCGGCTACTGGTCGAGGCGGCGAAAGCGGAGGCTACGGCATGACCGCCCACATCATCACGGCCCGGTCCATCCAGGCCTACAAGGACGCCCTCGACGCTGGAGCCGAGAACCCTGAGCTGGAGGCCGCGGGCATAGCAGCCTTCGAGAGCCGGGATCTCGTGCAGGAGATCGTGCTGACCGTCTCCGAGTGTCTGGCGGACGGCAAGAACGAGCTTACCGCGCTCGCGGAGGCTACACGCAGATTTTCGGGGACTTCGTCAACCACGGGAACCACAGGAACGTCAGGAGGGTCGAGCTAATGGATCAGTTGTTCGAGCACGTAGGCCTGCTCCAGGAAGCGCCTGTAGAGCTATCGGTACAGACCTTGTGCGCGGCCTGCGAGGAGCCCGCTGCGGTCGTCCACCACGACGAGGTCGGGTACCTGTGCGAGGGCTGCAAGAGGGCGGCGCTCCTCGTCCGCGAGCACTTGCGGGCCGAGCGCCAGGAAGTCACTCGCCGCCGTCTCGTGCTCGCCGCGGAGGGGATCGCTGGATATGGCGGGTAACGAGAGCGAGATGATCCCGGTGGTGGATGACTCAGAGCCTTGGCCGATAAAGACCGGCGAAATGCCCGTGCGCTATCTCTGGACAGCCGCGTACCAGCCCAACTGCTACGCGACTGTCGAAGACGTGAATGATGAGTGAGACCGAGCGCCGCGCCCTTACCCCCTTCGAGCCCCGCACTCAAGTCCGCGTTATTGCTCCCGAACGCTTCGCGGGCAGAACCGGAGCCGTGAGCGAGGCCTCCGTGGTGATAGAGGACTTCGAGAATCTGGTCGTCGTCGAGATGGACCAGGTGGACGCCGACGACCTGACCGGGGTCAAGGCCTTTATGAGCGAGGAACTTGAAGAGCTGGAGGAAACAACATGAGTGAAGTAGCCATCATAAACGGACCGAGCGCAGCGCCGGCGGAGAGATCTTCGGCGCTTGCCATAGCCGCCGAGCAGAGCGCCTTCACGCGAGAGCAGGTCGCGGCTCTCAAGGCCATGAACGGCTGGACGGAGACGCCCGACGCCGAGCTCTCCATGTTCTTCCACCAGGCCAAGCGCACGGGCCTCGACCCGTTCGCCCGCCAGATCTACCTCATAGGCCGCGGCCAGGGCAACCGAAAGCAGTACACCATCCAGACCGGTATAGACGGCTACCGGCTCATAGCCGACCGCACCGGAACATATGCGGGGTCCGACGCGCCGGAGTTTGGCGAGGATGATCTCGGGATCTGGTGCAAGAAGACGGTCTGGAAGATCGTACAGGGCGTGCGCTGTCCCTACACGGCGCTCACCTACCGCCACGAGTACGACGCCGGATCGCCGATCTGGCGCAAGATGCCGAACAACCAGCACGCCAAGTGCACCGAAGCCTCGGTCCTGCGCATGGGCTGGCCCGCCGACCTCTCCGGTATCTACACCTCAGAGGAGATGGAACAGGCGGATAGCTCTGGTGTGATAGATGCGGCACCGAGCAAGACACCGCCGGCTCCTACCCAGGCTAGCTCCAAACAGGAGCGGCCGGACACCCGGCCGCCTGGAGAGCAGACACGCGGTAGCACCCTCCCCAACCCCTCCGTTACGCCACAGGAGCTCAGGAGGGCCTGGCAGGATCTTCCCCAGGACGCCCGGCCCGATTGGACCGGGGAAGTCTGGCCCGCCTACCAGCGCGACCCCCAGGCAGCACTGGACCGGCTGCACGAGCTCGCCGATCTGAAAGAAGACGACGATCCCCGCGACGATGTCGGTCAAGCCGCTGGTGAGCCGCGCTGGGTGCCCGAGATGGACGAGGCTAAACCCGAAGATGAGCCCGAAGGTGAAGCGGCGGTTGAGGGCTCTGAAAGTGAGTCGGGTGCTCCAGGCGAACCTCCGCTGGACGATGGGCAATACACCTACATCCACGACATCGCCGAGGAGCTCTACTCCGATAAGAGCGAGCGCCACACCGGAGTCCAGTACCTCGAACGGCAGCTAGGGCGTTCACTGACCTCGCTGACCCGGGAAGAAGCCACGGCGCAGATCCGCAGCCTCGATAACGAGTACCGGGAGATGATGGCAGATGGGTAGTGATCAACCGCATTCCCCAACCTTCGTCGCCGACGCCGGCGACCTTCGCAGGTACCGCACCGAGATCCCCAACGTCATAGATGACATGGATCTCTCACTACAGGCATACCGGCTGTACGGTCACCTAAAGCGTGTAGCCGGGGATTCTGGCGTGTGCTGGCAAGGCACGCGCTCGCTGGCCGATCACTGCAAGATGGGCGTCGGTTCGGTGTCTCGTGCCAAGTCCGAATTGGCGGAGTCGGGGCTCATAACTATCGAAGAGGGCGACCGGTTCAAGGGTCAGTCGGACACCATCACCATCGCCGATGTGTGGCTCCAGAACATGCAGAGTTACGCCCCTTCCAGCGAGGAACACCCTGTTCCCGAGTGGAACACTCCCTGTTCCTCTGAGGAACACCCCTGTTCCAGTGTGGAACGTAAGAAGGAACCCACAGAAGAAGGTAGTACAGAAAGACTTCCTAACGGAAGTCCAAAGAAGGCCCCGCCTTCTTCCCCGCCCCGGATCAAGAAGCTCAACGCCGACCAAGCTGGAGAGCAATTCGATGCTCTCTGCGAAAGCGACTCTTGCGGCGGCGAACTACGACAACTTGCAGAGATGCTCGCTTCAGAGAACAAGACCGGCGAGGTTGCGATCACGAGGGTATGGAACGAGCTCGGCAGCCGCTACATCGCAAACCGTGAGCGGTACCAGCTATCGGATGAGGCGTGGCGCTACGGCTTCGAGCGGGCCATCTCCGCCGGGGCTCCGAACATCGGCTACGTCGTGAAGGCCGCGAAGGGGTACCGGCCGGAGCAGGATGACAAGCCACGAAGTCCACAAGGCCCACGAGGCTCTGCCGCGACGAGTTCAAATCGCCGCTCGCTGGCAGTCGTCGGTGCAACAGACGCCGACTACGAAGCTGATCCATTCGACTACGAAGGTAAGAGCCGGAAGGAGGGGAGTTATGCCTGAGCTTGGTGTGGACTACCAGGTCTGCGAGAAGTGCGGCGGTCACCTGCCGGGCGGGATCTACCCGGTCAGGCTCGGAGCCTGCGACTGCAACCGCCGGCGCCGACTCGCCGAAGAGGCGATAGCACGAGTGGACGTCGAGGAAGCCATGTTCTTCGAAGGGCTCGTAAACGCCGATTCTTCGGTGGTCGAGGCCCGGGAGAAGCTGGAGGCCATCGCCAGAGGCGAGCGGGGCAAGGGCATGATGATGTTCGGGCTTCCGGGCCGGGGCAAGACGCATCTCTCCGTTGCCCTGATCCGGGATCTGCTCTTGGGTGGAAAGCGAGTGGGATTCCATAGCCTCGCTGGCCTCGTAAGCCGTGTGCAAGAAACCTACAGCTTTACCGACGCGGCAGAGACCCGGACGAAGATCGTGAGCGAGCTTGCCCTGAACGATGTCGTGGTCATAGACGACATCGGCAAGGAACGCCAGACGCAAGACGTAGAGTCCATCGTCTACGAGATCTTCGATGCCCTCTACAACTCCCGGACCACGCTCGTCGCCAGCTCCAACATGCCCGGCAAGGACTTCGCGGCCCGCTACGACGGCGCGGTGTTGTCCCGGCTCGGCGGTCTCTGCGAAAAGATCGTGATCCGTGGCGAAGACAGGAGGGCCGCGGCATGGGACTGGTAACAGGTGCGCAGGGATCTCACGGACAAGTGAACCTCGTATCCAAGAAAAACGAGCGTTGGCTGCTCCAGCTCTACGAAGGTGATCTGGGGCGCATGGAGCAAGACATAGCCGACATCACGGAAGAGCCTAGGATCATGAACAAATGGGCCGACAACATGCTTCGCAAGGACGTAAGGGTCAACGCTGGAGGCGTTGTCTTCGAGGGTCCAGGCCCCATGTCCAAAGCCATGGCATGGGGTGACGGGGCTGAAAAAGACCTGATTAGTGAGCCCCGCATACTCCGAACGCTGGCGATTTGCTACCTGACCTACGCGATCGAACACTCGGAAGCCAACGGAGTGCAAGAAGGAAGGAGCTGGGCATGAAGGTGACGCTGCTGCAAGCCGGGGGCTTGGTCCTCGTGTGGATCGTGATCTCGGTGGCGCTTGGCACTATGGCGTCGCGGTTCTTCGGAAGGCTTCGGGATCTTGAAAATCGGGTCGATGTGAACTCTGTACTTCCCGAATCCTCAAGAGCTTTCAGGCTAGACCCACAAGCGGACATCGTCGACGAGACCGGAGACGTTGCAGAGGACTGCGCTCCTATCCCAGCAGAGCACTGGTCGAGTGAGGCTCTGGACGCGCTATGGGCCACCATCCACGACGGGGAAGCCTTTGACGTAGAGATGGACGTGTACGAGCTCCGCAGCGAGATCGACCTGGTCGGAGTGGCAGGGTTCAAGCACCGCTGGTGGTGGCGTGGTCAAAAAGGCGAAAGGCCGGCCGAGAGCAACCCCCAAGATGGAAATAGCGGAAAGGAGAGCTGATGCAGTACCGCCGTAGTCCAGAGGTAGAAGAGGTAGCCCACGAGCTCGTAGAGGACCACCACTCGATGCTCCGCAACCACGGCCCCCGGATCGTGTACGTGATGACCAAGCCGCCGAAGGACCCGGAGGCTGGCAAAGACTACGCGGTTCGGAAGGTCAGTGGAGTCAACGCGTTCCTGGCACAGTCGAAGCTTCCCGAAGAGTTCGGCTGGGACGCCGGCGAACTGGCCGTGATCGAGGTCAAGGAACACTACTGGCAGCGTCTGAAGGCAGCCCAGCAGGCGGGGCTCGTAGATCACCTGCTCTCACACCTTTCGTATGATCTCGAAAAGGATAGCTGGACCATCGAGGGGCCGGAGTTCGGCGAGTTCCCGGAGGTCCTAAAGCGGCACGGCTTCTGGAAGCCCGGAGCGAGCATGAAGAACTTCGCTGCGGTGGTGAGCGAGCAGCTGTCGCTACTGGAGCCTCTGGATGAGGGCGAGGGGTACAGCGCCACTTCGGAGGACAGCACGGACGCCGAGAGAAGCGTAAACGCCCTAGGAGATGCTATCGAAGGTCTCAGGCCCGACCCGGAGAGTGGGATCGAGTCGGTGACCATCAGCGCGGGCGGGAGATCGGCGACGCTGAGTGGGGATCGCGGATAGATGGCCGATGTCGTGGTGACTCTGCCAAAGCAGTTCGGCATAGATAGCTGGTATGCCGAGGGCGATAGACCAGGAGACCCGTGGAGCGGGACGTACTACGGCTTCACCGTCTCGGGCATCCCGGACGTAGAGCGCGGCGACAGGGTATACGTTGTCTACGATGGCGAGATTATCGGGTACGCACCGCTCGTAAAAGTTGGAGTTATGAGTAGCGGCCCACCATCGCGCAAGCGTACTGAACTCATCCGAGGTGGTGGCGCGGTCGCCTGCACCATCCCGGAGCGCATACCTGGCTTTCGGGGCTACAGGTATCGCTGGTGGGATCGGGAAGATGAGGTGGCCGCTTGACCCGTGGCTCTAACAACCTCACGGCCGCTGAATATCGCCACGAGCTCGACCGCGCCATGACCGAGGCGACCCTGCAGAAGAAGTGCGAAGTGGCGTTACGGGAGCTCGGAGCCCGCTGCTATCACACCTACCGCTCGTCGAGATCGGAGGCTGGCTTCCCGGACCTCATCGCCATAACACCCGACGGTAGGCTGGGAGCGTTCGAGCTAAAGCGCCAGAGCGGGAAGACGACCGCCGCGCAGGAAGAGTGGCTCGGGTGGTTCCGGCGGGTCAGAGGGGCGACGGTGGCCGTGATCCGACCGGCTGATTATGACTGGCTCGTGTCGTGGTGTGCCGGGGAGCTGTCTTGAGGCGGGCGCTGAAAGTCGTCGGGTGGGCGGCGTTGCAGATCGTCACCGTACTGGCTCTGTGTCTATCGGGATGGCTGGTCATTGAGCTTATCGGCAGTGGGGCGGGGCTGCTGCTATGAAGCCCGGATCCGACAACGCCGTGTACGACTCGAAGGGAAAGTGTATCGCCGTGCTCCTGGCCTCGACGGTGCCGACTCACTTCGAGCTGGAGCGGCGCAAGAAGCTGTACGAGGCGGGGAGTGGGGGCAAAGTGACCTTGAGAGCGAGGGGAGAGTAAATGGGCGGATGGGCTGACTGCGGCACCGACAGAAACGGCCGGCCGATAGGCTACGCCTTCGAGGCCACCTGCGACGAGCCGGGCTGTGAGGCCGAGATAGACCGGGGGCTTTCCTTCGCCTGCGGGGACCAGCACGGCGAAGACGTCCACTGCTGCGAGCGGTACTTCTGCGGATGGCACTTGTTCTGGGTGCAGCTGCACGAGACCCACGGCGGCGGCACATCGTTCGTGTGCCGGGAGTGCTTGGAAGAGCTGAAGCAGTATGTCAAAGAGATGGAGGAAGTGTGAGCGAAGGAGACCCTATAACCCTTCCCGATGGCGTGGAGGGCATCATCGCCCACATACCCGAGAGCGAGGTGTGGAGGCGGCCTGCCAGTGAGGGGAGAACCGATATGTTCGTAGATACGTTCGGCGGCAGACGGCTCGTGCTAGCGAGCGAGTGGGAGAGCGATGCTTAGTGTGGAGCGGCCAACTGACGCGAAGAACGAGGGAGGGATCACCATCGGGGAAGCGAGCGACGTCAAAGAGTCAACGGGAGATCGGGCGTGGAGGCGGCGCAAGAACCGCAACCAGATAGAGACCTACGTCCTGCTTGGAGAGGCGTTCCATCCACTGAGTCGCGGTGAAGCACAGGTTCGCGCCGAGGGAAAGCGCCAGAAGGGCAAGAGCCTCGCTCCCTGGTCCGGCAAGGCCGAGCGTCTGATAGACAACGAGGACTACGCCCACGCCCGCCGCCGCATAGAGCCCGCGCTGAATAAGCTCCACAACCGGGGACCGCAGGGACGGCGGCTGCGGTTCATGCTCCGGCAGGCCTCCCAGGACCCGGCGGCGGTTGCGTGGTGGCAGGAAGGCCAGACGCCGGGTGACCGAGCGTACCGGGCGGTGTACCGGAAGGCGATACGGGAGCTCGAAGGCGAGGTCGAAGGGCTGTACCCGGGCGTGGCGCTGCGGGTGCCCACGGACCCGGACTCTCCTCCCGAGGAAGAGCCGATCACGGTGGAGACGACCTACCGGGAGATAGCCGGACTCGTCGACAAGTGGATGGACCAGGACTATTCAAAGACCGCCGCCGTACACGAGGTGGCCGCCGCAGAAGAGTGTGCGCCTTCAAAGGTCTGGCGGGCTATGGAGCACGTCGAGAGAGCGGCTCGTTAGGGAGCTGGGTTGCGCTACTCCTACGGACGGTGTACCTTATGCTAAGTTGGAAGAGTTAGCCTCGTAGCCCTCCGGTGGGGTTTCGAGGCTTTTGTGCGTCTGATGGCGCTTCAAGGGGGGCATCATGCGGAAGCTGTAGAAAGTGAGCCGTCGCGGGGTGCGGCAGACGTACGGAGCGGCAATATCTTGTACAGCCCCGATCTTATGGCAGTAGCTCAGATGGAAGAGCAGCGGCCTCCAAAACCGCAGGCCAGAGGTTCGAGCCCTCTCTGCCATGCTTAGCGGCAGCCTTACTCCTCCTTTCCCTTTCCCCGAGTATTCCCCGGGCTGTCGCTTATTTGAGATCCCGCCGTTGCGTCGCCTGTTCTCCCAATTGGATGTCACGACGTTTGTCAAAAATGCACATTCCCCCGGAGGCGTGCGGCGGGTTTTAGTCAGAACCATTAATTACGTAGTCCTGGAAGTATGGAGTAGCCCAGTCGACGACGCCCTGAAATAAGACGCCATCGTGGAACAGGAACACTACATACAAGACGACCAGGGCGACTGTGGGTCTGACAAGAGACCTCAAGATCTACTTCCTTTATGGCGCCAACGCGGTACGAGTTTTACTCCTACATCTATTGTCGGATAAGCCCGTGATGTTCTTAAACTTTGTCTCGTGATCGAAGAGGTGAGATGTGTCGCGGCAAACCTACAGCGAAGAGGTGAAGGCTGCCGCGATGGCCTCGCTTCTTGAAGGCCAGAGCGTGTCAGCTGTGGCGAAAGAGTATGAGATACCCAAGGGCACAGTGAGTCACTGGAAGACCAAGGCTTCCCGGGGGGTCCGTGAAGAACGGACCCAAAAAAAGCCCACAGCTGGTCAAGACATCGGCGACCTCTTGATGGAGCTCTTGGAGGCGAACATACGCTCGCTGGTCAGCATCGCCGAAGTTTCCGGCGACAAGGGTTGGCTTAAAGAGCAGGGAGCGGCGGAGATAGCCACACTCTTCGGGGTCAAGCATGACAAGGCCATCCGTATGATCGAGGCTCTGAACCAAGCGAACGCCACCGATGCTGAAGGGGATTGATCTTCCGCCCGTAGACACTGGTCGATTCGGGTTCGGCGGCAACAGCACCGGTCGTCGCTTCGATCAACCTTCCGATTGGCGGGCGTGGCTCGCTAAGCACTTCCCAGAGGCGGTCAAGGATGGCTTCGCCTCGCATCACGAAAAGTTCTGGGAGTGGCTGTGGGACATAGACCCCGACTCCGACCCCGCGCCCTTCATAGGTATCTGGCCTCGGGGTGGCGGTAAGTCCACAGCCGCCGAGCTCGGCGGGGCGGCCCTTGGGATGCGTGGCAGACGCCGCTACATCCTCTACATCCGAGACACCCAGGAACGAGCAGACGACTCGGTAAGTAACATCGCCGCGCTTCTGGAGTCGGCCGGCGTAGAGCGACAGGTCAACAAGTACGGCCAGTCCAGAGGCTGGCGGCGCAACCGCCTCCGCACAGCGGACGGCTTTACGGTGGACGCACTCGGGCTCGACGTTGCCGGGCGCGGGGTGAAGCTCGAGAACCAGCGGCCCGATGTGATCATCTTCGACGACATCGACGGCCGTCACGACAGCCAGAAAATCACCGAGAAGAAGATCGCGACGATCACGGACTCCCTGCTCCCGGCAGGCACCTCGAACGTCGCCGTGCTCGGCATCCAGAACCTGATCATCCCTAACGGCATCTTCTCGCGCCTGACGGACGGGCGCGCCGACTTCCTCTCTGGCCGGATTGTCTCGGGACCACATTCGGCGATCCGGGACCTCGTTACCGAGAAGCGCGAAAGGCCGGACGGCTCCCTGCGGGACGTGATCACCGGCGGACTGGCGAGCTGGGCCGGGCAATCTCTTGAGGTCTGCCAGCGCCTCATAGATAGGCTCGGACTCTCGGCGTTCCTTCGAGAGTGCCAGCACAACGTCAAGGACCGGGAGGGGGCTCTCTGGACGCAGGATCTGCTGGAGAGCACCCGCGTCGGCATCCACCCGCGCCTCGTGCGCATCGTGGTCGGCGTCGACCCTTCGGGCGGTGGTGACGAGATCGGCATCGTGGTGTGCGGCAAGGGGATCGACGGCCACGCCTACGTGCTCGACGACCGCTCGCAGCCTGGTCACTTGGGACCGGCGAACTGGGGACGCGAGGTGGCGCGCGCCTACGGAGACTGGAAGGCCGACAAGGTTATCGCGGAGAAGAACTTTGGAGGGGACATGGTGGCCTCGAACATCCGCAACATAGATCGCGCGGTCGCCGTCGAGATGGTGTCGGCGTCCAGAGGCAAAGACGTTCGCGCCGAGCCCGTGGCGACCCTATACCAGGAGAACCGAGCTCACCACGTAGGCGCTCACGAAAAGCTCGAAACCGAAAAGCGAAGCTGGGCGCCAGGAGACGCGGATAGCCCAAACAGGATGGATGCGGAGGTGTGGGCGATGTCGAAACTAATGCTGATAAGCGGAGCCGGCGCCTCGTCCTCGCGCGAGATGGGCTCCGTAAATTCCGGGCGTGACGACTTTGGGGAGTTCTAGTGGGCGCTTCAAGACCTACTCGCAACGGCTCTAGTCCATCTCCAGCCAAGCCAGTGAAACCCCAGGAGGGCGAGCGCGGAGTAACCGCGGCCTCTAGCTATCTCGGCATTTCTGGCGAATCTCTGTTCCGGTACGGCGGGCGCACATCTCCGGGCTCTGTGGACCTCGACCGGATGATCCTGTTCGACCCGTGGGCAGAGGCCATAGAAGGTGCTCTCACCTGGCCGATCCGCTCGGCGCAGTGGGCCATCACTCCATCCGACGGCGACCGGGGAGAGGCCGAAGAAGCTACGCGCCAGTTCTCCCGCATAGCCCGGCGGTCAGTAGCGGGGTCGCTCTCGGCTGTGGGCCGGAGAGTTTCGTACGCAGAGCAGGTGTGGGAGCTCGGGGACGACCGGCGCACGGCCGAGCTCGTAGATCTTGCCTTCCGGTCCATAGACCAGTGCACGGTGATACCCGATGCGAACGGCAGGCCGTCGGGCTTCCGGCAGCGTGCCTTCGCTCCGGGGCGCGGCTTTGTATCGGAGGACTTTCTTCGGGCCGAAAGCAAGGCATTCGTGTACCTGCACGACTCCGCTACCCGGCCCGGCGTCGGCAAGAGCGCCCTGGAGTCTGCGTACCAGCACCACCTCGATAAACAGAAGCTCCTCTTCTACCGCTACAAGTCGCTGGAGAAGTTCGGCGGCCCGTCCACGCACGGCAAGACCGACGCGCCGGAAGGCTCGAAGGAGCGGGAATCCTTCGATAGCGCGGTTCGGGACATGCGTAGCGGGGCAGCGGTTACCACGGACACCCTGAGCGAGATTAGCTACCTCGCTCCGCCCGACGCGAAGGACGCTTTCCAGCGGGCGATACACGACCTCAACTTCGAGATGGCCGTCGCGTCGTTCGTGCAGTGGCTGGCTCTAGCCCAGGAAGGCAACTCTGGAGCCTATGAGCTCTCCCGCGATCACTCGGACTTTCTCACGATAGTGACCGAGGGCCGGATGGCGGAGCTCGCCGACGCTTTTACCCGGGGACCGGTCTACGACATCGTGTTCCACAACTTTGGCCCGGGAGCTGCGTTCCCGGCGTTCGAGTTCGAGCCGATCTCCGAGCACACGCAGAAGCTGATCCGAGAGAGCGCGGACCTTCTGTTCCGAAAGAACGGCATGGTTCCGCCGCAGTGGCTCGCCGAAGGGATCACCGAGGGCTACGGCGATTCTTTGGGCATCGAGAAGCCAGAGGGCGCCGAGCAGACCGACCCGGTGGGAAAGCCGGTGCGGACTCCTAACGCCAACGACCCCGACAAAGGAGGTGAGGCTGAGTGAGCACCATGCGATACATAGAGAAGCTGGCGAACGCGCCGTGGCTCGCAGACCAGGAGCACGTCGAGTTCTTGCACGGCCTGTATCTCTCCTACCTGGAGCGCGCCGCGAGTGGTCAGCCCCTAGACCGTTCTGGAATCGAGGCGATAGAGACCAGTCTCGGCCGTCCGCTCGACAACGCCCGGGCCGTCACCGTGCGCGAGGGCGTGGCCCGGATCCCGGTCGAAGGCACCATAGCCCGCCGGACGAACCTCTTTACCGCGATCTCCGGCGGCGTCTCTACGGAAGTGCTCGCAAGAGACCTCGTTACGGCCCGCGACGACCCGGGTGTGCACTCCATCCTGCTCGTCTTCGACAGCCCTGGCGGCGAGGCCGCGGGGATCAACGAGCTCGCCGGCATGATCCGCGAGATTCGGGACGCCGGCGATACCCGCATAGAGTCCTATGCCGACGGTACGTGTGCGAGCGCCGCCTACTGGCTCGCCTCCGCTACGAGCCGTATCACGGCAGACGCCACCGCCTCGCTCGGCTCTATAGGTGTTGTCACCCGGGTCCGCAACCCCGAGTCCGCGGATAAGCGCGAGCCCTTGGAGTTCTGGAACGCCCGCAGCCCCTACAAGCGCCTCGACCCGACTTCAGAGCGAGGCCGAGGCGCGATACAGCGCCACGTCGACGACATGGGCGACGAGTTCATAGGTGCCGTCGCCGACAACCGCGGGGTGTCGACCGAGACCGTAACCGAGGACTTCGGCCAGGGTTTCGTCTTGACCGGACGGCGCGCGGTAGAGGCCGGCATGGCAGACGCTCTCGGATCGGAAGAGCAGGTAATGCAGAGACTCATTCAACCATCAAGGAGGGAAGAGACAGTGGTAGACACCCGCAGCGCGCCCCATGTCGCAGACACGGATCCTGTACCGGTGACGACGGAGACCAGAGAGGCCGAGGGCATGATGGCCCGCCTGCGCTCGATGCTTGGGCTGGAGTCTCAAACATCAGCTCCAACGGCGACCTTGGAAGAAACTGCGAACGGAGGTAACAAAGTGAAGCTGGAAGATAGAGATGGGGCGGCAGTGCTCGTCGCGGACTCGGGTGAGGAGCTGGAGCTCTCCGCTGACGACCGCGAGAAGCTGACCGCCGACGAGACCGAGGCTCTTCGGGCCGAGAACGAGCAGCTCAAAATTGACCGCGACCACTACGCCTCTCAGGTAGCGTCGCTCACAGAACAGTCAGGAGAGGCCCTAGACTCCGCTGCCGAGCAGGCGGCAGAGAATGAGCTGCTGCAGTACGCAGACTCTGGCGTACAGAAGTACATGCTCGACTACGCGCGGCCGAAGCTCGTCGCCGCCCATCGAAACCCGGCAGACCAGGCGGCTCACAAGGAGGCCGAGAGTGTACGGGGGATCCTCTCTGGCGCGCCCAAGATGGAGCACGGCGAGCGCGGCAACTCCGGCGGCTCTGGGTCGCGGCCTACCTCCGGGATGTCCGACGACGAGAAGGTGCGGGCGACCCTCTCCGAGCGCGGGCTCGGGATGGGAAGCTACGGGACGGTGGCGGGCGAGCTCGTCGCCGCCGGAGAGATCGACCGGGATGCGGTGACCTCCGTAGACGCTGAATAGAGGACGGCCAGAGTTCACCGCGTAACGGAATCTAACGGAATCTAAGAAAGGAGCATAATCATGGTTCGCACTACAGGACCCGGACCCAACACGCTCGACATAGAGCGCCAGTCCAAGACGTATCGAGGCGCCACCGACCTCGCGAAGAACTGCGTGGCCGCAAACGGTGCCGAAGCTGGCGATTGCCAGGCTCCCGCCGGGGCCAACGCCGGCAACCTCGCCGGCGTCGCCTACGACATCGCGAAAGACGGGAAGGCGGTGGCGCTCTCGGAATACGCCTACGCCAAGGTCCGCGCTGCCGGGCCGATCCCGCTCCACTCCCGCGTGAACGTCGCCGATGCCCAGGGCCGCGTGAAGGCCGTTGACGAGGCTGCCGGTACCGCTGTAATTCTCGTGGGCATAGCGGAAAAAGAAGCAGTACAGGCCGACCAGGAAATCGTGGTCAACCTCAAGCATTTCGGGGCCGCCGCAACAGCATAGGTCCACTGCTCACCCTGGTTCTGGCCTGGGTGCAACCCATATAGAAAGGAGCAAGATGCCGACCTACGAAGAGGTAATGCAGCGCCCCGACCCGGTGCTCTCGAACATCGTCATCTCCCACGAGCTGCCGAACGTCGTGGGAACCGAGATCGCCCCGGTCGTCGTGACGCTGGAGCGGAGCTTCAAGTACCCCGAGTTCGACAACTCCATGCGCCGCCCAGCCCCCGACACCCGCCGGGCGGACAGCGCGCGGGCAAACGAGACGGACTTCAACTTCCGCTTCCGCAACGCCGACGTCGAAGAGCACGCTCTGGACTTCCCGTTCTCCGACAAGAAGAAGCAGGAGTACGACAAGCTCGGTCCGCGCGTCGGCGCCGCCGCTCTGTTCAACCTCGAACGGGACGGCGTGATGCACGCCGAGGGCCAGCTCCAGATGAGCCGCGAGGCTCGCATAGCCGACACGGTGCGCGACGCCTCCGTGCCGGGCGAGGCTATAGCCGGTACCAGCAAGTGGGGCGACCCCGCCGCCGACATACCGCAGCAGGCGCGCACTGCCCGCAAGGCTATCTGGGACGCCGAGCGCAAGGTGATGAACACGGCGCTCTTGCCATGGAACGCCTACGACGCGGCCATGTGGTCGCCTTCGATGCGTGAGTTCCTGGGACAGAACACCGCCCAGTTCGTGACCGAGGAGATGATGAAGCGCATCTTCCAGGTGGACAATATCGTTATCGGAGCCGAATACATGGACGTCGGCATGAACCCCGATACTTTCGCGGCTCCGGTATACGAGGATGTATGGGGCACCGATGCGATCTTCTGCCACGTCGCCCCCGAAAATCTGCGCACCCTGCGAGGGCGCCCTGACTCCTTCGCTTACACCATCCGCTACGGTCTCACGAACAACGAGTCCGCTATGGTGGCCGCCGTGCAGGGCAACGACGCCTCCATACCCGTCTCCGGGTGGTACGAGCCGGGCCGGGAGTCTCATTTCCGGCGGACGAAGTATGAAGAAAAAACGCAACTGATTAACCGTAACTTGGGCTATATCCTCAAAGACGTGATCTAGCTCCTAATGGTATAATAGGCTTAGATAAAGTAAATGGCCCCGCAAGTGCTAGCAACACTCCGGGACCCGGCCCACACAGACTTGGAGGTCACTGTGGACAATGAGCAGTCTACCGCAAGTATTCCCCTGTATCTAAAAGGCGAGATCGTCGCCTTTGCGGTCGTTGACCAAGCTGACTACGCATGGGCTAGTCAGTTCACTTGGCTCCTACACAAAAATGGCTACGCATGGCGACACGAGCATGTACGGGGCTCTAGCAGGGCAGCGAAGAAGTTTCACTGCATGCTGGCCCGAGAGATCATGTCGGCCCCGCCAGATCAAGAAGTGGATCACATCAACCGGAGCAAGCTCGACAACCGGTGTGAGAATCTGCGACTTGCAACCCGCCGGACCAACATCCTTAACGTGGGCATGCGTGCTGACAATAGGAGCGGGTATCGCGGGGTAACTAAAGCAAGTCGGGGGAAACGTTGGAGAGCGCAAATCGGTGTCTATGGTGTTCGCACTTACATCGGCTCGTATCCCACGCCGGAAGATGCCGCCCGAGCCTACGACGACGCGGCCATCAAGCATCACGGCGAGCATGCGCAGTTGAACTTCCCTAGCAGCTAAACGAAAGGAGTGATCCAAAGTGGCTTACGTTGAAAACGTTGATCTGGTTCCGGTGGCGTCGCGCAATGCCCCCGGAAATCAAGCATCCCAATCTAATTTCGGCGGCAGCACCCAAGCCGTTGTTCTCGTTCGGGTATCGGAGATTTCCTCAAACGCCACGCTAAACGTGGTTCTGGAAGACTCAATAGACGGAGTGAACTGGTTCCGCGTCGATCAGGCATCGATGTATAGCCGGGTCGATAATTTCTCTCTTCGCACGCGAGAGCCGTTTTCCGACAATCTGCGGGTTAGCTGGTACTTCGGCGGATCTTCGCCGTCGGCGACGTTCGGCGTCTCCCTGGCGGCGTTCTAATTTCTAACTGCTAGACGAAAGGATCGCTAATGCCTAACTACGAAGCGGTAATCCCGATTAGGAGCAGCGGCAGCGTAACCCCGCCAGGGGAGACCGCCGAGCTCTCTCGAAAAGATGCCGAAATCTTCCTCCACCGCGGCTTCGTCAAAGAGACCGAGCAAAGCGGCGATAACGCCGACGAGCTGTCCGTGTCCTCTGATGCTGGCCGTGAGGCGCTGGTGGACGCTGGTTACGATACCGATGACAAGGTGCGAGCCGCCACCGACGACGAGCTGCTCGCCCTGGACGGCGTCGGCGCGAAGACCCTGGAGAAGATCCGGGAAGCGGTGCCCGCGGACGCGTAAAGGGAGGTCCGAATGGCCGCCGATGGGGAAACGAACCACGTAACAGCCAACAAGGTCACGGCGTCCCAGGCTGTTGACTATCATCCTGGCCTAAAGGATGTGGCTTCTGGCCCGGCTTCACGTGTAGACTCCGTTCTCCGGCGAGCCGAGCGTCTGGTGCGGGATCTCGCGCCGCCTCCCGATCCACTGGATGAGGAGTACAAACCAGCGGCGGCGGACGCTGAGTTAGCGGTCTTCGAGTTCTTGTTCTCAAACCCTGCTCACCTCGAAAGTGACCAGCTTTCCGATGCCCGGAGTACCTACAGGCGCCTCGAGTCCGTGGAGCAGATAGTGCGTCAGGCGATGGGCCGCTACTACGTCGGACCACGCGAAATCCCGCCCAACGCCGACCCGCCGCGTCCCGGCGCCAGGCTCACAAACGTCTCCGATGAGCCGCTATGGTGATGATCTAATGGACCTGCGACGCCATCTCCGGCAGACCATCCTCCACAAGCGTCGCACTGGCCAGACTCACGACCGTGAGGTTACCTACTCGGAGCCTGAGGAGATACCGGCCCGGGTAGAGGAGAAGGCTCGGTTAGGCTCCACGGGCCAGGGCGCAGAAATCCTTGCCACTACCAACATCATCGTCGAGGCCGAGGTGGCGATCGGAGATCTCGTGGCCACGGATACGGCCTCGCCGCGCTACGAGGAGGTCGAGTCCCGCGAGTCCTACGTGGACCTCGCCGGGCGGGTACTCGGCTACAAGCTGTACCTCGAGCCCGTAACGAGGAGCTAAACATGCCCGACGACTTCTTTGCCCGAACAGAACAGCTCATGCAGATGGTCGGTGAGGACGAGCTCGTTGGGGAGTTCCGGGTCGACCGGGTATATGCAGTCGTCCAGCACGAGCGGGGCTGGCGAAACTACCTCGGCGCGTACGGTCCGAAGAGTATAGAGGTCTACCACCAGGGCGGCGGGTCGAAGTTCGTCGAGGCTCCGCTAAAGGAGAACTACGTCATGTACTTCGAGCGCATGGCGAACGGTCTGTTGAAGGGCGCGGTAAGGGAGGAGATGGAGAGCGCAATGGAGGACATGCACGACGAGCTCCAGGTCCGCGCCCCCGAGCGCGATGGCGAGCTCAAGAAGAGCGGCAACTACACCGTCACCGACGACGGTAACGTGTTCGCTCGGCGTGAGCCAGAAGCCCCGTACGAGGACGAGAAGCAGGGTAACCCGCCGGGCGGCGTCATCGGGTTGCTGCAGAAAGCTGGGAAGCTGTGAGTCTCGTGAGTTCGTGAGTCTTGCGGACCACTTCGGGATGTGGAGGTGAGCGGTGCTAAAGCTAGAGGACCTAGCCGGTCATCTCTCCGGAGAACTCGCCTCTCGATATGGCGGGGACGCGCCGCCCCCGATCTACCGGGGCGGTGTGCCGGACGACGTCGGCCGGTACCCGCCTCCAGACGCGCTCTACGCGCTAGTAGGGACCACGGGCCTAGGGCTCACCGTCGAGGAGTCCTTCGATAGACCCGGCTTTCAGGTCCTCACCCGAGCCGGTGGCGAGATAGAGGCCAGGGACCTCGCCCATCTCATGGACTCCCTGATCATCGACGCCCCGACGCCCCTAGAGATCGGCGGTTACAGGGTGATCGACCTAACCCGCTTCGGCGGCGGTCCATCCTCGGTCGGAACGGACGACAAGCGCCGAATCTACTACTCGTCCAACTACACCGCCGAAGTACAGCGCGAAGTCGTAAATAAGCCAGTAAACCATCTGTTACAGAAAGGAAGAGATGAGCGAACCAGCTAGTGCAACAGATGCCGCCGCTCGCAAGGCGGATGAGCTCGGGGTCGACCTCGATATGGTCGAGGGCACGGGCTCCGGAGGCAACATCATCGTCGAGGACATCGAGAAAGCCGCGTCCACCGATGACGGTGAGATGTCTACCGGGTCCGTAACGCTCGCCCCAGCGGACTTCCGTCTCGACGAGTTCGACCCGAACGTGGAGGGCGTGTCGCCGGTCAGGCGCGAAGGCACGCCCTACAAGACCAAAGAAGAGGCCGACAGGGTCCGCGAGGCCGCAAAGGCCGCGGGCGTCGATATAAGAGAGGTGAAGTAATTGGCTCCGCAGAAGGATGTGACGGCTGTACTCGTAGGGGTCTCCTGGCTCTACATAGCGCCGGGCAATACCGCACTCGTGGGCGACGAGGTAGCCTACGGTGCGGAGTGGGAAGATCCCTGGCGCTACGGCGGGGCCACCGAGGAGGGCGTGTCTCAGAGCTTCGAGCGCGACGTGAACTACCACCGGATAGAGGAGCAGACCTCTCCGGTCAGGGTGACGATAAACGAGTCGACGATCTCGATCTCGACCTCGTTCGCCGAGCACACCCTGGAGAACATGAAGACCGCCATGGGTGGCGGCAGGATCACGAAGACCGCTGCGGGCTCCGGCCAGCCGGGAAAGAGCATCCTGACTTTCCAGGACGACCTCGAGGAGTTCGCCGTCGGCCTCGAAGGCAAGAACCCCGAGGGCTTCTGGAGGCGGTTCTACATCCCGCGCGTGGTCTCCGTGGCCACCGTGGAGACCGCTCACCGCCGTTCGGAGTCCAAGAAGCTCCTACCGGCGACCTTCAATGCCATCTGTGCGATCGAGGAGATCGGCGTGCACGACATGACGGCAGAGGCGCTCGCCTAGAGCCTGCCACCTGTAACAGCCGGGAGTAGTTGAAGGGGAGGGCTCTGGCTCTCCCCTTTTTATGCCTTAAGGAAAGCGAGACATAGGAGGTACGGATGGCAGGTTTCGACGTAAGCAGCGTCGAGGAGCTTGACTACGACTTCACGGGTATCACGCGTGACGACGGCAAGGGCAAATGCTCCGGCAAGGGCGTGGTTCCCGAGCCTTCTACCAAGCGCCTGCAGGAGTTCCAGAAAGCGGTACTGGAGTTCACCCGCAGCCGACTCCCGGAGGAAGCCGACAATGCTTCCGGTAACACGGGTCAGAGCATCGACGCCGAGATCCGCGAGGGGCTCATGGAAGCCATGCAACAGGTAGAGCGTGACGGCGAAGACCGGGAAGAGACCTCGAAGATCCTCGAGAAGCTCACCCAGAAATCGCCCTCTAAAGAGGAGATGGATGAGCTGCCGCCCCGGTACTTCACACGCTTCTTCCAGTACGTGTACCAGGGAGTAGCCCCGGAAGCCTCGAGCGCCGCTACGCCGGTCTAGACGACGACGAGAAACGCACCTATTACGTCTTTAGACGTTACCTCGGCTACACCCCTTCCGAGGTGGACGACATGTCCTGGGTGGAGCGGCGCATGTTCATAGAGATGCACAACGAACAGATGCAGAACGAGAACGAGGGGAACGACGGGGAGCCGGATTATGGCTCCCCGGAGGAGACGGGCGGGCCGCAGGACGGCACTAGCGCGGGCGAGCTCGCCTCGCTCGGAGTGAACGTTACGGGCGGGTAGAGAAACCTAGGCAACGGGTGAGGAGGCGCTGTGGCGTTCGACGCTGGCTCTATAACATCAGAGCTGCGCCTCGACCGCAGCCCTTTTATGCGCACTCTGACGGCAGCCCGGGGGGCTGCCTACGAGTTTGCCCAGAACCGCTTCTCCCCGACCTTATCGGCCACGGCCGATCCGGCGATACGGCACACCGCCCGGGCCCGGGAGAAGGTCGAGGAGTACGGCCGCCAGAGCGAGAGTGCAACGCTCGACGTCGACGACCGCACGGCCCGTAACACGCTCACCGAGTACGACCGCACGATCCGCAACTACACTCGCTCCTGGTCTCAGCGCGGCATCCGGACCAGGATCACCGCAGACATCCGCCGCGCTTCGCGCAACCTCCGTACCCTGGAGAGCCTCAAGGAAAGTTCCACGGGCGACGAGCGGGTGCGTGTGGAGGCCGAGATCACCCGCGCCCGCGAGAGGCTCCAGGCCTTACAGAAGCTCGCGGTAAGCGTCGGAGCCCAGAGCCCGACAGTCAGCGTCGGGGTGCGCGGGGCCGTGGCGAGCATGGCGACGATGCTTGGTCTCCAGACCGTCGCCGACCGTCTGGACGGCTACAACGTCCGCTTCGGCGCGGATATAGATAGCTCGCTATCTAAGGCCCTGCCGAACGCCCTGGGCGCTCTGGAACTCCAGCTCGCCCGATTCAAGACCGTGGCCACGGGCATCGCTGCCGTCACCGTACCAGTCCTGTACGCCTCCTACGCCACACTCCCGGCCATCATATCCACCGTGGGGGCCGCCGCCGGGTCTCTCGGTATAGCCCTCGGGCAAGGTCTCGCCGGCGGAGCTGGGGTGGCGGCGGTCGCTCTCGGGCAAGGCCTCGTCGGAGGGCTCTCGGCCGTTGGTGGTGCCCTCGGGCTCGGAGGGGTGGCGCTCGTCGGCTACTACGCGGCCGTGAATCGCACTATCAACTACGTCGGCGACCTGACCAGCGTCATCACCAGTCAGCGCAGCGCCGTATCTGAAGCCGGCAAGGCCACCAAAGAAGCCCAGCAGCGTCTCAAGGCCGCCGAGCCCGGCACCCGGGAGTACGCCCGCGCGTCCAGGGGTCTCGCGCTCGCAAAGGAAAACGAGCGCTACGAGCAGGAGAGGCTAAACACCCTTTACGACATAGCCACCCCGCGGATACTCAAGCTTCAGAAAAGCACGAACCAGGCACGCATCCGGCTCCTAAAGATGGGTGGGGCCATCATGCACGAGGTGGCCCCGGCCCTCATGACCGGTCTCGCTCAATTCGACCGCTTCGGCGACTCGATACACCGGGGAGCGGTCGGCATGACCCGGGACATGACCGGCGTGTCGCAGTCCCTGATACAGACCGCCACCAAAGGCCAGAACCTCCGCTCGATCACCGGGATACTGCAAGGAATACGCCGGGCCGGCCCTCCGGCGCTCACGGCTGTCGGTAACGCCGCCCTCGCCGCGGTCAATTTCCTGGCCCCGCTCGTGCCGTACTCACTGAATGTGCTGCGCAACGTCTCGGACCTCGCCGTGGAAGCCCGCAAGTGGACCCAGTCGGAAGACGGTCAGCGCCGGATCGCGGAGATCTGGGAGACCCTGGTCGAGAGAGGCAAGCAGCTCGGTGGTATAGGCTCGAACATATCCCAGATCGTCTACCAGGGCCTCGCCCCGGCGGCCCGGTACTCCGGGGACTTCCTCGGCTACCTCGAGGACATAACCGGGGAGGGCGCGAAGTGGGCGAACTCGGCCCCCGGTCAGCGCCGTATAGCCCGCGTGTGGGGCACCCTGGTCGACCGGGGCCGGTGGCTGTGGCGGGTGACCAAGAACCTCTCCCCGGCCCTGTGGGGCGTGCTCGAAGCTCTCGATCAGTCCGGTCTCGTGGACTACATGTCCGGCCGGGTCGAGAGGCTCTCGGGGCGGTTCGCGGGCCTTATGTCCGACTCCGGGCGTGGGCGCGATGGGGTGGTCGAATTCGGCAGGGACGTAAAGCCGGTGTTGCGCTCTGCGGAGAGGCTTGCCACGGACCTGGGCGCAGGATTTTTCTCCCTGACGGATACGGTCGTGAATTTCAGAAACAAGACGACCGGCAAGCGCGTGATGGTCGAGATAATCGACGCCTTCCGCTACATGGTGAACGAGCTGATACCGTTCCTACGGCACGAGTTCGAGGAGATCGGCCCGCTTCTGCCGCCCCTGATCCGGGCGCTTACCGACTGGTTCGTTATTTTTGGCAGGGCGCAGCCGGAGATGAAGTTCTTCATCGGCTTCATAACGGATGCCCTGGAGGCCTTCAACTCCTTACCTAAGCCCATGAAATTAACGATAGCTCGCACGGTCGCATGGCTTACCGCTCTGAGAACGCTGGGCCTCGGGTGGCGTGTCGCAAGCTTTGTGCTCGGCTTTGGCAAGCTCCGTACCGCTATCGGACTGGCTACCGCCAAAATATGGGGCCTTAACAGGGCGGCCAAGGCCACGCCGAAGATGACACCCCCTGTCGTGCCCCCAGCCAAGCCTGCCAGGGGCTTCTGGAGGCGGGTGCCGAAGACGGCTCCTCCGACCACGAGCCCCAACGTACCGCCGCCCTCTCCGGCTCGCGGGTACTGGAGGCGAGTACCGCGCACAGCGCCCCCGGTGCCTTCGCCGATGGTGCCGAGCCCCCACCCGGCGCGTGGCTACTGGCGGAGGGTCCCGCGTACCGTCCCACCGCCGTTCCCGCCGACCGTGCCGGCTCCGGTTCCGGCCAAGCGTTTCTGGCGGCGCACCCCGAGAACGGCGCCGCCGGTGGTAGCTCCGACGGTCCCGGCACCGGTGCCGCAAAGGCGCTACTGGAGGAAGTACCCGCGAGTGGGGCCGCCGATCTTCGCGCCCACGATACCGGCCCCGGTGCCGGCGAAGGGCTTCTGGAGACGGACGCCGCGGCGAACCCCGCCGGTTACCACCCCGCCGGTCCCCGCTCCGGTTCCGAGCCGCGGCTTCAAGGGCGGGTTCCTGCGCCGCCTGACCCAGATAGGCTTCCTCGCCTCCATAGGCGGCTGGTTCGCCCGGATGTGGAAGCGCATACCGTTCGCCGCCCAGCTCGGCAACGCCTTCCGCAAGATGAAGGTCGGCCGTATCCTGGGCGGGATTCTCGGCGCGTTCAAGAAGGTCGGATGGAATTTCCTTATCAAGTTCATAGGACTCCGGGTCATCGGCGGCCTGCTGGGATTCCTGCTCGGCCCGGCCGGCTGGATACTGCTCGCCTACTCGCTTATCGACATGCTTACCGGCGGCTGGCTAACCAAGAAGCTCACCCCGGTGGGCAAGTGGATCGGCAAGAATATCATCGGGGGCATGGTAAGTGGCCTGAAGTGGGCGTGGCGTAACGTTCTCAAGCCCGCGCTCTCGTGGATAGGCAGGCAGATCCCAAAACCGATAAAGAGACTCCTCCGAATGAACTCGCCCTCCAAGGTAGGCGAGGACATCGGCAGAAACTTCGGCAGGTCCATGCCGAGAGGCCTGCGCCGTGCCGTGCCGGACATGCGCCGTGCCGCCGGCGAGATCACCCGTGCCGGGATACCCGATATGAGTGGTGTCTCCTACAAGGCTCCGACCGTACGCGGTCCGGGCAAGCCCGCGCAGGACTCCGGCGGGTCGTCCCGTCAGCAACGTCCCCCGCGCCAGCGCTGGAAGAAGAGCCAGCGGCCGGCCGTGTACATGGTCGTGGACGGACGGGTGATGGGCGAGCTCGTGGGCGAGAAACTCGATGAGTACCTGCGTTAGGGCGCAACTAGAGGGCTAGACCCTTCTTGCCGCAAAGCGCCGGGTGATGAGTATCCCGCCCACACCGGTCCAGAGCAGCACTGCGGCGATTACGGCGAGGGGCGGGCCGCCAGTGGCCGGGGTGGTCCCGGCTTGAACGGGCTGTGATCTGGCTCGGTCCTCAGCTAACTCGTTGTCTTCGCCCTCAATGTCGCTCACGCCACCCTGCTGTGCGGGGCCCTCTCCCGAATTCACAGGGCCCGAGCCCCCGCCTCCCGGGACGCCTGGAGCAACGCCGCCATCTTCTTGTCCGTCGGTCTCGTCGTTATTTGAGTCCTCGTCTTGTGGCTCGGTGGCTTCGTTGTCGCCGGGGTCTTGGCCGGCATCAGGATCGGGCTCGGCCGGCCCCGTGCCGTTGTCAGGGGGCGCATTTGATGCTCCGCACTCCTGTACCGTGATGTCGTAGGACTGTAAGTCAGTAAAGATGTCTAGAGAGGCCCTGCCGGAGCCTTCAAGATTGATGGTGGAATCCGCCCCGTTGTTTAGCTGACGGGTCACTATCCTGGAAAAGCTCGGCCTCTCCACGACGTCTACGAAAGTGAAGCCTTGTGGGTTTGTGGCCTCGGTTTCTATTACGACCTGCCACCTATCGGCGTTTATGTCGAACGGCCGAGTTTCTTGGGTAGTGTTGCCCTGGAAAGTCTCGACTACTCTGGGGTCTTCGCAAGCATTCGGATCCTCGTACTGATCCTCTGTGGTGCCCTGCGCGCTCACGATGTGCGGATAGAAGAGCATGAACGTTACGGAGATCGCGGCTAGGACTAGCAACACGTTGGACGCTCTGGAGCGCCTGTAACGGACGGTAGTGGTGTCAGGCATAAGGTTTTTCATGGAGGTCCTCCCCTAGCTTTCTCCAGCCTTCATGTCGGCACTAATGCCACAAGACTCTAACCGATAGCGCGGCCCGGCGCAGCCGGAACCAAATAAAAATGAATGGAGGTGAGACCGTGCCCGGAACCATGAAGCTAGTCCGCGCCTCCGACGGAGCTCTGATCTGTGACTATGTCGAGTTCGCCGAGGAGGCTGATAGCGCCCAGGTCAACGACCTGACTACGACGAACAACCGCACCTTCGTACAGCCCTGGGGTGGGCTCGAGTGGGGCTTCGACGTGACGCTGACTTTCTTCTCCAGCGTACCCTCGGCGAGCCTCGCTCGTAGACATATGCTTATCCGGGCCTGGCACCGTAAGCAGCGCCTACTGTTCACGTTCCGGGACGGCGAGACCTACCCCGTGGAGATCGTGACCCGCGAGGGCGAAAAGGATCCAGACTCAAGAAACGAACAGGTCTACCACGAGGACGTGATGCTGGTGCGTAAAGACGCGGCGGGATTCGAAGCCTAGCCTAGCTAAAGCTCCTCCCTCGCCGCTCCGATAACGAAACCATGAGCGAAAAGAAAGACCTGAAGGAGAGGACGCAGGCGGCTCTGCGCAGAGCGGGGCTTACCCAGGCCGAGCTAGCCAGGAAGGCCGGTGTTCGCCAGTACGCCGTCGAGCACGCGTTGTATAGCCGTCTGGCGGCAGAGCCTGCCGGCAAGATCACCCGCGCACTCGGAGACGCTCTAAGCCTGGGCTCCGAAGACCGCCGCGCCCTCTTCACTGAAATAATGAACTTCCCAGGCGAGACTCGGGACATCAGCTCTAGGGTGGCCACGGAGAGTGTAATGCAGCGGTTCAAGGACTCTCTCGAAGAACGCTAGTGCCTTCAGGACCGTGGGCTTTGCGTGGGCTTTCTGCCGATTTTGAGCACTTTCTGAAAATTATCCGCTAGGAGTGTCTAAACCGAGAAATCCGGGGCTTAACTATTTATAAGAGGGTCAATACAGACCCTGGTTTCAGACGAAAGGAAGTAGAAGATGCTCAAGTGGTTCGCGGATAGGCTCGCCCAGACAGGCAAAAGAGTTGGCGAGGAAGAAAGGGGCTTCACGCTCATAGAGCTACTGGTAGTCGTGATCATCATCGGGATACTGGCCGCTATCGCTATCCCGACGTTCCTTAATCAGCGCGCTCAGGCGCAAGATTCCGCTGCACAGAGTAACCTGCGTAACGCCGCCTCTGCGGCCACGGCTTGCTCTGCTGATGCTGATAACAACGGCTCGTACTCGAACTGTGCTACCGAGACTGCTCTTCAGGAGTATGGCTACAACACCGACTCCAACGTAAACGTTACTGCTATGAGTGGCGATGACGAGTCGTGGTCCGCTAGGGCCAGCCACACCAACAGTGACACGGTGTACCAGTTCAACACGAATAATGGTCAGGTAAGCGAGGTTTCCGCCTCTTAAGCGAGGTTTCCGCCCCTACTACTTAGCTTAGAGTGAAGGCGTAGGTACTTTGGAAGCGTCCCTAGACAAAGCTGGAGGCGCTTTTTTTATCCACCTTCTCGTAGGAGATACATGAAGTGGACGTCGGGAGAAACAATCCAGCCTCTAACCTAGAGATCCCCAAGGGTTAC